GGTTAAATTAAAAGCAATTGGTGATACAGTATTTATTGATAGTTGTACTATCAACGATATTGAAGGTACATTTTACGGTGCGGTTTGCCTCAATAAAGTAGGATTGATTTTATATATACCTTTTAACTCGCTGGTTAGTTTGAGTGGCGATTTGAATCTTATTTGATAAATAAATATGAAATTTATATCTTTGCAGCGATGGATTTATGTTGGCGGAAATTCAGTTCCTAACGCACTTCGAGCGTTAGCGCAAGAGATCGAAAGATTTCAAGATACCGATATTCCTGACGATGAATATTTCTATGATTATTCCATGGATTCAAATGTTGAAATTTCATATTCTGAAGATTCAGAAGATAACGAATGTTATCGTGCTGGAATCTGCATGAGTTGGAAAAGTGTATTTGAAGATTAAATATTTAAACTAGATTGAATCACATAACCCACTTCGGTGGGTTTTTTGTTCTCTGAAATATCCTCGTTGAATTATTCACTTTACTCCTGTTTATATGTGATTATGAACGCACTATTCGCACATTATCCGCATTTAGCCGCTCGCTTGTTCGACGTGCCGTTGTTAATCCATCCCGCCAAGCTGGATGCGATTCTGCACGGACTTTCTCAGCGACTCGGCGTTGACTATCCAGAGCCTCACGCTTATCTGCCGCTAACCTCCCGCAAGGAAGGTGAGGCGTATCGCGTTAAGAATGGGGTGGCGCTGATCGATGTGTTCGGGATTCTCGCACATCGCAGCGGAGGCATGAATCCTGATTCCTCCGCGATTCAGAGTTATGAGGCGGTGGCCGATCAGTTGCGATCCGCTCTATCCGATCCCGTGGTATCGTCGATTCTGATGCAACTCGATTCTCCGGGTGGAGAAGTATCTGGTGCATTTCAACTGGCCGAGCAGATTTATCAGGGTCGTTCGATCAAACCGATTCATGCGCTGGCTAACGATCTTGCGACGAGTGCCGCCTATCTGATCGGTAGTGCAGCTACTACGCTAACGGTATCGCCAACCGGACAGGTGGGTTCTATCGGGGTAGTGATGCGTCATGTTGATGTATCAGCGGCGATGGAGAAGGATGGGGTTAAAGTCACCTTCATTCACGCGGGAGCGCATAAGGTGGATGGCAATCCTTACGAGCCATTGCCGGAAGACGTTAAAGCGAGATTGCAAGCGGATGTGGATCACTACTACAACTTGTTTGTTGATGCTGTAGTTAAACATCGGAATCTCGATCCCAATCAAGTTCGTGCCACAGAAGCCGGTATATTCGTAGCTGAGGAAGCGTTGCGGATCGGATTGGTGGATATGATCGAACAGCCGCACGATTGGATTAATAGATCAATTTCTGGATTTACAAGTTCCATAAGCATGAAGGAGTCCTCAGTGGATAAACATGAACTGAAAGCGGAAGAAGGATTGAATTCCGTGGTATATGATGCGTTGGCGGATTTGGCCGACGAACGTGGTCAGTTAATCTCGCAACTGGAAAATCGTGTTGAAGAACTCGAAGCTTCTCTCTTGAAAGAAACCGAGCAAGCCAAGACGTTCTTCGACCGCATGACTCAGTTGGAGGCCGAACTGCTCGATCTGAAACGGGCCGAGCGTGACAAGGCGGTAATCGAGTTGTTTGCTGATCTGAATCGCGAGGTGACGCCGGAAGCGATGTCGCCTTACCTGAACATGAGCGCCGATCTGTTTGCAGTGGTGGCGGAAGATATGCGCTCGCTGAAACCGAAGTCTTTTTCGGAGAACCTGTTTCGAGAAATCGCGACGGGGAGCATGAAAGAATCTGCGACGGAAGCTTCGCTCGCCGCGCAGTTGTATAACCAAGTCGCGGGGATCAAATGATGGCGACCTATTCGGAGCCGGTTCGTAGTTATGAAGCTATCCTGAGCGATCAGGGTAACATCTCGTATGAAAATGTGACTGTTGGTGTCGCTGCGGATTTGACCGCTGGCACCGTGTTGGGTAAGAAGAAGTTCGTGCAGGCCGCTGCGCCGATTCCGACCGTGGTTGGTACTGGCAATGGCACGATGACCCTGCTGCGCTTCGGTCCAGATGTGCAGGTCGGTTCGTATGTGATCAAATGCACGACCAAGGTCTCTAACGGTGGCGTGTTCTCGGTAACGGCTCCCGATGGAACCGTACTGCCGACCTTGACGCTGACGCCGGGTAGTACCGGCACCACGGCTTATGCCTCCACGCATCTGTCGTTCTCGATCACTGATAACACCGATTTCGAAGTCAACGATACCTTCACGGTGGCGGTGACCGCTGGTGGAACTCCGGTAGTGGTCGGTGGCACTGGCGATGGCGTCATGAGTGCCATTACTCTCGGCAAGTATGCGCAGTTGGGCACTTACAAAGTGCAGTGTAAAGCCGCTGTTTCCGATGGTGGAGACTTCGAGATCACCGCGCCTGATGGCAGCGTCGTCGGTCGGTTCGTGATGGGCACGACTGCTGGTACTGCCGCTTCGTTTACATCGGATCATGTGAACTTTACCCTGACCGATGGTAGCGGTAACTTTGTTATCGCCAACTACTTCAACATCATCGTCGCCAATCAGTCCGCCGTCACCGGCTACTACTACGCTTACGATCCGACCGCCGTGGATGGCACTCAGGAACCTTGTGCGGTGTTGGTGGAACCGGCTCTGGCCGCGAGCACGGCTGCTGCCGCTAACGCCCTGGTGCGCCTCGGTGAAGTCAAGAGCGCCGATCTGACCTGGAAGGCGAACGTTACCGCCGCGCAGAAGGCGGCTGCCGCCAAACAACTGCTGGCTAATTCAATGATCGTGGTGAGGAGTTAAGACCATGTTTGACATTTATCGCGACTACTTCACCCGCGAGAACTTGATGGCCTCCATCGCCAAGGCGCCCTATATTCCGGGTCGCTTGGCCGAGTACTTCGAGTCCATGCCGCTGAGCAGCACGGTTCTGGCGCTGGAATCCAGCCCGACCAACGGAGCATCGATCCTGGCGGGTGTGCCGCGTGGTACGCCGAGCAAGGTGGAAACTCTCGAACGGCGGGCGGTGTATACCTTCACCACCAGTCACTATCGGGCCGATGGCAACGTCTATGCCGACGAGGTGCTAAACGCGCGGGCGTATGGAGCCACTGGTGCGGCCGAGATCATTACCCAGCGTCGGGATATGTTGCTGGCTCGGATGCGCCGCGACATCGATCTGACTCACGAATCGCTGCGGATGACGGTCGTCAAGACCGCCACCAATGCGTTTGGGACTATTCCTGGTTCGCAGCAGATCGCGCTGAATACCGATGCCACCAAGACGCGGAAGGAAATCTTTGACAAGATCATCGTTCCCATCGAGTCGGCGCTGGATGGGATTCCGTCCACCGGCATCGTGGCGCTGTGCGGCGATACCTTCTGGGGCAAGCTGATCGAGAACGCGGCGGTCAAGGCGACCTTGCTGAACTACTCGATGGCCCAGAGTCTTCGCAACGATCCGCGCGAGACCGTGTTTTTTGGTGGGGTGCAGTGGGAACGCTATCGCGGTACCGGCACTGTCATCATGACCACGGGTGAAGCTCGGGTGTTCCCGGTCGGCGTTCCGCAGATGTGGGTGCAAGCCTTTGCGCCGGCTGATGTGATGGGCGAGGTAGGGGCTGGCATGTTGGGTACGCCGTACTATCCGCAGGCGATTCCGAGTTCCGACAATCGCCGCTGGTATCTGGAAATCCAGACCAACTGCGTGATGGTTTGCACTCGTCCGACCGCTGTGCTGACGATCACCACCGACTGATGAGCTACTGTACCTACGATGACCTGCTCCTCAACTTTGGGGAGCAGGAACTCGAACAGGTGGCGGATAGAGACCGTGATGGATCGGCGGACGATGGCGTTCTCAATGAAGGGATCGCCTTCGCCACCGATCTTATCGATGGGTACTTGCGCAATCGGTACACGTTACCGTTGACCACGGTTCCGCGCAGTTTGACGGGCGTTGCCTGTGATATTGCGCGGTATCGGTTCTATCAGGATCAACCGACTGATCTTGTCGTATTACGTTACAACGCGGCAATTCAATGGTTGCGGGATATCGCTGATGGCCGGGTGGGCTTGGACGTGGCAACAACACAATCTGAATCTGCGCAGATCGCATATTCACAACCGTCTGCAATCTTTACCGAATTGGAATGGTAGTGAGCAGCACGACCGTTTATCCCTATCTGAGCGCCATCGCGACGGCATTACAGACCGGCTTAAGCCTGCAATGGCCGGTACTGAACTACGCGAACTTGGAAACCCTGACGATTCAGGGAACGCCACAGATAGCGATTGTGATGGAAGATACGACCGTTCGTGAAACCCTTGGCAAAGGACGCCAGATCAAGACGGTGCGATTCGATCAAATCATTACGGTGATGACGATATTGCGCGATGCCAGCGATCAATCAGTGACGGATTCCTTGTTAATCGAATTGGGAGAATGGCAGGCGAACGTTCTCCGAGTGTTATGTCGGGACGTGCTATCGGTGGGTGGTCCCTTGAGAATTCTCGATCTTCCAAAACCCGAAGCGGTGGCTGGCGGTGCGATTGCTGGCAGGATTCGGTTGGGGTTGCAATTTGCGTTTGAAGCGGAGTAATACTTATGGCTGGTTTGCGCGGTGCGGGTAAAGTTTATATTAGTGTATTGAATAACGGGGTA